GATTAGCCTCATGGTTAGCAAGCAATTCAGCTTCTTGTTCAGCAATACCTTTAGTGTTGCTTGGGTCAATTAATTTTACTGATGTAAATTCCATTTGATTTAATTTTTACAAAGTTAATAAAATTTTCTATACAAATTATCGAGGTTCAAATTCACCAAAGTCAAAACCATCTAAGCTATCTTCATTGGACTCAAAGTTTAATGAAGGAAGATTGTTCTTACGTTGCTCAATCAACTTTGATTGCTGAGTATTCTGAATACTTATCCTCTTATCTTTTGCTTCTTCTTTTTGCATGTCACGTTTAGAAAGAGTGCCTGATTGAATTTGAGCAAGTTGCATATTGTAATTAAACTCTTCAGCCATAAGCTGAGCCTTAAGAGCAGCCTCTTGCTTCATCTTATCAATATCAAACGCTACCTCTGCCTGCTTAATCTGCATCTTAGCTTGAGACTCCATTTGTATTTTTTGCATAGCAACTTGACCAGCTAACTCTTGAGCCTTAAGATTTTGTTGAGCAACCATTGCTTGCTTTTGCATCTCCATCTTTTCTTCTCTGTCTTGTCTCTTAACTCTTTTAAGTTTAAGAAGTTGATTGGCAAGCTTGATATTTTTAATCTCTCTAATGTCAATAGCATCCTCAATATCAATATTTCCTTTAGCCAATGCCACTTGTATGTTAGACTCAAGTTGAGCTCTTTCTTCTTCATCAGGAGCGACCTCGATAAAGATCCCAAAGTCATAGAGATATAAGTCTTTAATCTCTTCAAGAATAGATACATTGTACTTACCAATCTTATTAGCAAAATCTTCCTTAAAATCTGCATACTCTAAAACATCAGATATTCTATATGTAAGCGCTTCAGCAACTGAACGATAGATATGTAAACTACCATCAAGAATATGACGAGTAGCTGTGTTTGAATTAAGAGCAGCTAACTTTTGAATACCAACTAAAGCTCTTGGATCAGGAGTACTTGCATCACGAGCTTCATTTAATCCTGTCACAGAACGAAGCATATCAAGATAGTGATTGTAATTAGCAATCAACATCTGTGTCTTAGAAGCTCCTGAGTTAGAAGTAAGTTGAGTAATAGGAACGCGACCATTATTAAAATCACCCTCTTGGGTATAGCTTCGTCCAATCACACTACCTGTTTGAAAGTAAAGTCTCAATGCATCCTCAGGATTGTAAGCAGCACCTGTTCCCAAGTCTACCTCATTCAATCCATCGGCATCAATGAATACACCATCAGGCACAGTACGTGCAATAACCTGTTGTAACTTAAGGTGAGTAATCTGAATTAAATCAGCAAATGGTATCATGCGACGAACCAATGACTCAATCACACCCTTATACATACGAGGTGCACAAGCAACATAGTTAGGCAAAGCATGTTGAGATGAGGACTTAGGACGAACCATGTTCTGAGCCAACTCCCACTTAAGCATGATGTTAGTACCCATGACCATTACGCCATTGTACCACACATCAATAGTCTTCTCAACTTTCTCGAAGTTACCTTCCTCCATCATCTCTGTAGGAGGATTGAAGTTTTCATCCTTCTCAATATATCTTACACCACCACCCTCAAGTATTTTCTTTTTATAAACTACCTTTTGCGTGGTCTTATAGTTGAAGTAAAGAAGTGTGCATGTATCTCTACTGAACATGCTGTTCTCATAGAACTGAGCTACATTGTAGTAGTCATACCAACTTTGGCTATACTTGGATATATCCTCAAGATCTTCACGCGTAAGCTTTGGATCAATCTTTAACAACTCAGTTATAGGAAGAGTCTTAATCTCTCCCCAATAAAAGCAGTCTCTAAAGTATGGGTCTTCAGTATAACTATAAACCACATTAGCAGGATCAACATATGATATCTCAATGCCTGATCCAAGAAGAAACTCATGCTTTACTACACCAATACCCAATACCATTTGATCGTAATCAACTCGCTTACGCAAATCATCATAATGGTTCTCAGCAAAAATTGTACTTATAGCTTCTTCTTCTGCGATCTCAATAGCAGGCTTATAGTTAAGCTGCATGAACAAAGCCATCTCGTCGTCACTCTCAGGAAGTTCGTTAGGATCCATCATGAATGGATCAGCACCTGTCTTCTCTTGGATAGTCATAAGAATATCCTTAGCAGCCATCTGACCCTCAAGCATGTCTTGATACTTGCTTCTCTTAGCTTGAGACATAGCATCCTGTGCATATGCTTTAACCTTAAACAAACGGTCAGACATTCCATTGACAACAATGTCAACGAACTTAGGTATGATAGGAACGGGAGTCCAATCTAAGTTTAAGTAAGAAAGGTCTCCATCAATAGCAAGTTCATTCTTGTACTTACCAACTGACTGCTCGCCACGCGCATACAAACGAAGTCTGTGAAAGTCCCTCCACTGACCATAGTATCTACATTTATTCCCGTCTTTTCTAAACCATTCATATTGAATAGCTTGACCTACTTGCAACCCAAATTCTAATGTTGCTTTCTCAGCGTCAGACACGAATTGGTTCGGGAATGCGGTAGAGGATACGTTTATTACTACTTCTTTCATCTAATTAATTCGCTTGTAGTTCCTTTGTTACTGTATCTCGCAAAGTTAATACTTATTTTTGTTTCTTTTTTCTCAGGAATATACAGATGTTTTTGATTTGCCATGATAGCCAATCCCGAACTTATCGAGGCGTCAAACTTTGTTCTATTGTTTATATCAAACTTAGCCCAATCCTCAAGAGTTCTTGTGAATGGCATTGTACCTATCTCATCAGGACTTCTATATTGACCGGTGATATCCATGCCTATAAATTTCTCAATGTATGACTCAATAGCCGAAGCATGCGCTTGCTTTACATCTTCTGATGTATTAGGAATACCACCAAGCTCCCTCTCTGTTGCAGATAGTTTAGCGTATAACTTATCCGGTCTGTTCATACAAAAGCCTCTATATCCCCTATTCTTAAAGTGGTATAACAATCTTGGTTTATTATTCTCTGCTAAGATAGGCATACCATAAAACACACAAGCCATGAGAACATCTTCAAAGAATATCTCAGCCGTCTGTGGACGTGCTATGTATTCTAAGAAAAACTCATTCACAGGACCTTGATCCATATGAAACTTAGTCATGCCATGTAAAGAACCATTAGATCCACGTCCATCAACAACGGCAGAGATATCATAAGGGTCACAACCGAAAGAACCCATATGTTCATTGCCCGGATATTTTATTCCATTACGAATGTGCACATTGTTTTGCAAACTCTTATTAGGTGTCCAACTAATTAAGAACCTACCCTTTCTATCCGGACTAAATATAACCTTGGTATCTTTTATTCCATCTTGCCACATAAATGAACCACGTGTTGCAATGTGATCCTTTATCATAGAGTCGTTGTAGTCAATCTGTTGGTATATCTTAGTCAGATTAAACAACGCCTGCTTGCTCTCATCTCTAAATGCATGAGACTCTGTACGTGGGTACTGTCTGTAAAATTCGTTTAAGCCATCAGCGTCATTCTTCAACCCCTCCACCTCAGCTTCCCAAAAGTCAATAGCGCCATTGGTAATCCATCCGCCATCAACACCTCTCAACTTTTGCTTAGGCTTGCGAAACACAGGCATACCATGTATGTCAATGAAACCTTCCATGTTCCATTCCATTGGAATGAACAAAGCATATAGCCCACTCTTAGTTTGACCATTAGCATTACGCGTAGATACACGAGAGTCTTCGTAGATGTCTTTAAAGTTTTGACCACCCTTAGCCAACGCATTAGAGGTTGATCCCATCATACACTTACCAATAATCTTACTACCCAAACGGAGACAGGTCTTTGTTACTCGCCAATTCTCCTTGATGTTATTTGGCTTGGTCCACTTACCACTCTCATCATGGATAAGTAATCTTAACTTTTCTCCATCATAAGAGTTGTCTTCCGTGTTCTTCCAATCTATTGTGGTATCAAGACCCTCTACTATTTCTTCCGTAACATTAAACATGTTCTTCTTCGTAATCTTCGCAGCCGGAACGCGATATGCCAATTCAGTCTTTGGCTTATCCATTCCATCCATAATAGGCTTGAAGAAAAAAGGAAGACGGCTGTTAATAGGAACAACCTTATCGGTAAACATTTTCTTAGCATCTGCTCCTGTCTTTGATAATATACCTACACGCGCATCTTTAACAAGCGTACCCACATTGATACACTCAGATGATGACATGAAAGAAAAACCTGAACGACGTATCTTAAGATAGTCCATACCAAAGCATCGCGGGTCCGCCCTGCACGCTTCCCAAAAGATCCAAAAAATTCTATTAGCCTCACGGAAGTCAGGATACCCTACGTCAATACTCGCCCACTGAAGATACATCCAATGTGATCCCGTGATATAAGTAGCCACGCCATTGTTCATAAACCAAAAGCCTTCTTCACGATAGTCAAACTGCTTCTCAATATAATCTATCCATCTGTTCTTAAAGTCAGTTGGCATATCATTCCATTGAAAGATAGTTTGAATTTTAGCAAGTGGCTTGGGTAAATCTTCTCTCTCCCAATACTGATCTTCTTTAGCCTCTCTTCTTTTATGACACTCATCAGGCTTTGCAGGCAATGCTATGTTAAGACCGGATATGTTTAATACTTGACCAATAGTACCATCCTTAGAAATGATAACCATATCATACTCTTCATCATATCCATATTCCCAATTTGCTTTTGCATTTCTCTTTGCAATAGTTTTAGTCGGGATATAATTCTCGAGTACCTTATATAAATTATTTTGATCTCCGTTCTGCAAATCCTTGTTTTGTATCAACCTTACTCGGACCTTTCTCAATAGCTTCAAGAGACTCTTTCTCTAGTTCTATTCTATTAAGTATCTCGAATGCATCAAAGATAGCAATTTTCTTTGTAGCCGCAGCGTTCTTCAGTCTATCCGCAGCCAACTCAGTTACCTCACCATCAGCATCAACATTCTTTTGTACAATCTTTTCTTCAGCTACCTCAATGAGATGCTGAACAGCTTTGTATCCTGACTCAATAATTCTAAGCTTTAATTCTTTTGTATCGGAACTCATAACTTGATAGTGATTTGATGATCAAACATGCGATACAATTTCTCACCATCTACATTAAACTCATACTCACTATCAGGTGAGAACACCACATAGTCTCCTGCTTTAATGCCTTGAGATACAAGATACTCATTAGGGTATTTCATAATACCCATTAATGGTTCTTCTGAAAATGGCTTGTTGATATAAGACTCTGTAGTAGGGACTGGCTTTACAAAACAATACTTGTCGTAAGAGTACCAAGCATCTCCCTTCTTGTACAAGAAGAACTGCTCATTATCAATTAAAAAAATATCTTCTCTGAAAAAACTCTTACCACTCTTACGTTGTCCCTTTATGTCATTGTAAAACTTGAAGACATTGTGATGAACAAGAAGCGTGTCGCCCGGTTCAATAGGACCTGTGTAACCTAACGGCGTTTCAACAACAATAGCCTCACGGTTAGAAAACTTATGTTCCTCTTCAGAAGTGTTTACTATAAACTCTATGCCTGCTATCTCTTTTGTGTTGTTATATCTTTTTCCTTCGGTTGGTTTTGTTATAAAATAGAATGGGGATTTCATTAATAGTTTATATTAAATTCGATTGAAGTGGGAATAGATGAGTTGAACTCTTTCCAAATGAGAATTTCCTGTTTATTGTTTATAATGAAAATTTGTATTGCATCTTTTTTCTTATCGTATCGAATGCAATTTATTTCATAGGCATCACCAAGGACTTTTTGTCCTACAATGTAATGCATAGCATTATTTTTATAATCAGGTCCTATTGATATTTTTCTAATATCAGTCATTAGCTTTTTCTTCGTCTGGAACTTCTTCTGTTACTATTTCATAATTACCCCACTCAATAGCTTCTTGTTTGTCGAGCGTTTCGATATAACCGTTCTTGGTTATCATTCGGTACTTTGTTATTGTCATCGTGGTGTTGTTAAGGTGTTTTGATAGCCTAAGTAGTCGCAGTACATAAGTCTTGCGGTTGTTCCTATCGTTTTGTTTATTCCCTGCTTCACGAGAATATATCTGCCATTTGAACCTAAAGGAATATTCGTTGTATGGGTTGCAAGTAAAACATCGTCAACATAAAAAGTTACCGAAGTTCCTGCTGCGTTAATTTCAATTCTTAACTTATGCCAAGCTGCTGCTGTTACAGCTGTTGAACTTGTTGTAAGTGTACGAACTGAGTTAGCAACCGTTACACATTGCCAGTTAGGACTCGCTGCCGTTCCATTTAATGTACCTCCCTCATCGTATGTAATAAATACTCCGTCTGTTTCAACAGGGGAACTATTGTTACTTCCAAAGCCGTGAATGGTTCTAAATCTTTCTAAAATTGTACTTAAATTAGCTATGTTAATTGAGCTTTCATAAACCCACGCACCACCACCTAAATACAATTGAACAGCACCACTAACCATATAAACCAAACCTGTGGCTGATGTTAATGTACTGTAACTAATAACACCCATTTGATTAGTTCTTTGAGGTATTGAACCGCCTGTCATTTGAGCTATTGTGCCACCGCTTGACGATTGAGAAATTCCGTCAAACGTTGCAAAAGTTCCAATAAAATCAGTAAAGAAAGAAACCATTCTCTTTCCTCTATCTATCATTGACAAAGAATTAACAGCGTCAACGGTTGGGAATTTAACCCCTGTGCCGTCTAATGCTAACGAGTTCTGTTTGTTCGCTGTATTTTCGGCGGTAAATCCTAAAGCGTTCTGTTTGGCGTTGAATGTACTCCAATCCGTAGAACTCAAAGCACCTCTGTTCGTTGCGCTTGCAGTAGGTACGTTAAGCGTTATTACAGGAGTGCTTGTGCTATTTGCAACGGTGCTGCTTAAATCTGTTCCTGTTGTGCCTAAAGTTAACGCTGCTACGCTCGTAACTGTGCCTGGATTGCTTGCTATCGTGAATGTTCTGTTAGCTGATAAGTCTTGCGTTGTACCGTTGATCGTGAGCGTTGTTGCCGCGTTCGCTGGTGTGTAACCGAGTGCCGTTGCAACCGTCTTGTTCTTCCATAAGGCTTGTTGAACTTTCGTAAGTCAACACCTCGTTGTTAGTAGGTGAACTGATATACACATTATGAAGCTCATCAAGCTCCCAACCATTCATGATCTTCACATATATCTTTCCATGAATAGCATGTGAATACTCAACATAACCCATGACAACGATGTGTCCTGTTAATCCTGTCGGCTTGATATTCGTCAAGGCTCCGGGAGTGGTAGGAGAAAGATAGAGAACATCTCCATCCGCCCACGTTTCACCCTGCAAAGAACCTGTAGTATTAATCTCCTCTAAGTTACCAACGGTCATGATGAAACCCTCCTGATTGGTAGCAATCGTTTCGGTTACAAGACCTATCGTGTCGGCACTATTATTATCGTTATTCGCCTGAGCAAACTCTACAGCAAGTCGCTGTCCTTGAGCCCCACTTACTCTAACAGCCTGATAGGCCGCCTTTGTTAGCGTGGTATTTGGCGTTACCTTATTAACTACACGAGCAACAAGGTCTACTCCGTTCTTTAATACAACTGAGCCACCTTTAAGAGTTGTTTGAGAGCTACCTATTGTATCATTCCACTGTGTTGTACCTACGGCTGCTGTTCCTGTTGGAGTAGTATCTAAAGACAATTGCCCTGCCTTTAACTCATACTCTCCTAGATTTACATTCTGAGTCGCTCCTGTATATGGAACATAAGCTGTTACAGACGGAATAGTAGGTTTATTTAATATCTCAGCCACACCGCTTGTTGCATTCCAATCGGCATTCACCTGAGCAGGCACATCAGCTGCTGTGATAAACGGGTTGATACCGTCCTCCCCATCGTTAGTTAAGTCACTCGTAGCTGTTGGAATTGAAGACGCAAGAGCGTAAGCCGATGAGTCAATACTACCATCAGCCTTTAAAAACTGTGAAGATGTACCACCATTCTTTATAAAAGAACCCGTAAGGATAATATCATTAGTGGCTGTATTACCCGTAAACAATACGTCAGCTAAAGAAGGAGCAGTAGGAACACTTGAGTTCTTCCACTGAATACCCGTAGATGACTTAGTAAGAACCTGACCTATATTACCGGTATTAAGTAGCTCATCTTTTATATTGTTAGGAGTGATATAAGTAGATGTGATATTACCTATAAGGGTAATGTTCTGAGTAGCCGTATTCTGCTTGTTCAAAACATCTTGCAATCCGTCAACAGGAAGGTCTACCCAATTAATACCTAAAGTCCCCTTACTTAAATATTGGAAAGTATTACCTTGACTTCCTGTCGGATCCTCAATATTAAAAGGTTTAATAACATCAGACTCAATGCGACCTGTTAAATATATGTCCTGAGTTGCTGTGTTGTTAGTATCAAGAACAGCTTGCAAAGAAGCTGCAGGAAAATTTACTGAAAATAAATTTAACAGCTCACCTAAAGAAAAGTTCTTTGTAGCAAGAGGAGTAGGAGAAGGTATTTCTCTTATAGCCTCGGTACCTATCAGTCTATCACTTAATAATAAAGGAGTTTCCGCAGAAGGATAGGTAGATATTTTAGCCATAAGATTATTTACAAATTACAGAACAATAGAAACTACTCCGGTAGAACTCTTATACAATTGACCCTGAACAAGACCACCTGATAATGCGGCAGAGTTTGAAGCGTAGGTAGGTAAAGTCAATACCACATTAGGAATTAATGCAAGTAAATCTCCTACCTCGTAGTTCTTTGTTATGTTGCTATTGTCAGCATCAGTCCCAATGAGTTTATCATTTAATGATATTAGAGAGTCTAATGCGTAGGTACTAATTTTAGCCATTATGACAAGGTTAAAAGGTAAAGAGTTTTGTTTACTAAAGAAAGCATCTCATCTATAATGTTCTGAAGTTCAGAAGAATAGTTGTTACGCTCACTGTCAAGGATACTCTGCATCTCTTTAAGGTGAGACATAGACTCCATGTTCTTAGACTCCGGGATAACAATCTCAACGCGCTTGTTGCGACCAAAGTAAACCTCACTGAACTTGTCAGTAAGGTCAAGGATATCATCATAATACCCACCCAATGCCTTATGCTCAGCAAACGATGTTGTCTGCAAGTGAGCAATGTGCATCATGTCTCTTGATTGGAACAATGTCCCGATAAATTTTCCCGGCGTCATAATTACTCTTGTTTTTTCTTGGTGATCTCACCTGTCTGAATATTAATGACAGAGTCGATACCGTATTTATTTATTAATTTCTTCTCGTTCTCAGCAGAAACTTTTCTAATTGCGTCAATATCATTTAAGATATCATGCTTCTTTAATTCTAAATCACCAAGCGCATTCTTTGCATTAGTGTAGTCTTTGCTCATTTGTTGGAGTAATTCTAACTCCTCTTTTAAAAGTACTGTTGCTTCCATTAGATTAGATTTATTTTTACAAATATAGTGATTTTAGTTGACGTTCTTCTTCATCGCACTACCGAAGTAATAACCAAAGATTGATAGGACTACACCCTCAGATATTCCAATAAGATGTATCCATATCTCCTTGTTTGCTTCAGGGATCTGAAGGAACGCAATAGCATATACAATAAAGCAGAATACACCTAACCCTATTAAACCTGTCAAGGTAAATAAATAGTCGTGCTTTCCTGATTTAGAGATCTCTACTTCACGAGTACGTGCAGAGTCTCTGTCCTTTACTTCCATCTCATACATCTGAGCAAGGTCTTCAGTTAGAAGTTCCTTCTCCTCAGGAGTTAACTTGTCTGACATCTTGATAAGGTTCTTGGCTACACCAAGTACCCCCGCATCGGGAAGTAAGTCACCCACTGTCTCAAGGATCTCGGGTGCTTTATCTTTAAGAAAGACACCTACCTTGGTGTCCTTAAATTTCTTTCTGTCCTTTTTCCTAAACTTAGAAAGAAACGTATTTGGTTTTTCCATTTGACTTGATTGCTCTTAGTGCATTTTTACGATTGCCCTTAGTGGAAAATGAAACGTGTATCCAATCGGGTTGCTTATCATTTCCAAACTCCCAAATGATTTGGTCGTAGTCAAGGTTCTCTCTAATCCAATGAAACGCCTCAGCGCACTTATCCTTGAGGTCAATGTCAACTGCCTGACCATACTTATGCTGACTTGATTTGGCTCCGCCTATGAGGCTGTTTAGTACCTCACAGCGGTATCCTGAACTGATCTTAATGGGACCACCGATATGAGCACGCAATGGCTCAAGGATATTTTCGCAAAGAGCAGTGAGGTTCTTAATGCATTGAGCATTGGGAGTATTATCAATTCCCTTCTTAATAGCCGTTGGGCTAAAGATCATCTCTGCTAAAGTAAAGTGCTCCGATAAGTTCATCGTCCTTGCCCTCTGTATTGTTTCTTATAATTCTTACTTGACTTAGACACACTCGTCTTAGTCTTAGAATGAATGCCAGGTCTTGCTACCTTAGGCTTAAGAAGTTTAGTATTATCCTTTTGAACCTTTGCCATCTTGCCTATTGATTTTTTTCATGTAGTAAGCGATTGCAAATAATCCTGTAACTATCGCAATCAATCCTGACATTGCGGATATGATTGGTTGGAACTCTGTAGCCTTAGATGCTATTGCTGTCACCACAGAAGTTGACGCTCCTGCTGCTGCTATTGTATCTTGCAATTCTGTAGGTGCTTTCATATTACCACATGGCAAGTAACCTGCCGCCTATATAAGTAGTAGATGTAAGAAC